TGTTGAATCAGAATTATTATTTGTTCTTTCTGCATCTCTTTGACGTGTACCCGCTAAATTTGCTCTAGCGTCAGTTGCTTGTCGTGGAGACATAATAAATGGCTCATCGCCATCTGCTCTTTGTGGCAAGTCTAACTTTTCACGAGCCTCATTTGGAGTCATAACTTGAGTTTTAACATATCGCTCAAGAATTTGTGACTGGGCTATTTCATCCGTTAAAGTTAACTCATTAAACTTAAGTTCAAGAATATCTGTCTTTTCACGAATAATCTTGTTTACAATTTTTTCAAGATGTCTTTGTGCTGGACGAGACACCTGCTCTTTAAATGTACGATCCTGTGATAGTGCTGCTGCAATGCCACCAGAATCTGCACCACCAAGTTTGGACATTGGGACTTGATGAGCAATTAAAATGTCATCACGGTTCTGCTTACGATACTCTTTAAATGAGCCATCTTGGATACCATTTTCAATTGGCTCCATCTTAAACTCAACTTTGTTGGTATCGGTATCGCCTGGAAGTGGTATGTACAAGGTTCTGTGTGACTGAGCCTTTAGTCCAGTCTGTAGGAATCTAAACATCTTATCTTCTGCATCCCCTGAAAGTTTTGCTCCCTTAAGGGTTACAACGTATCTTGGAACAGCCTTGTTTTCAAAGTAATCAATATTATACTGAGATGCAAGTTGATCTCCAACTAGAGATGGCATTGCTGCAATAATATCTGGAATTCCATAAAATGTATTTAATGGAGAGTATTCTTTAAGATGAATAATCTCATTAGGGCGTGGATCTGTTCCCATTGGGTTTGGGTTCTTTGCAGCAAAGTTTCTAAAGTAAACAACCTTTTGTCCAATAATTTGAACAAATCCATCACGAAGGCGACGAACACGAACAGTAGTTGCTGGAATATGACCAACATATCCAATTTCTCCAGTTACAGTTCTTCCTACTTCAATAAATCCATTTCCAGTAGCCTGAAGATCTGTGTAAACCTTTTCCATTGTTTTTGTAAAACTGTCATCATCATTAAGATTCTCTAGCCAGTCACGTAGTTCAATCTTCATTCTTTCAATGCGACGACGTGCACGATCAACTGCTGCTTGGTCATCATTGTTTTCAAAACGTAGCATAGTTCTATCGGTAACATCAAATCGGTATCCAAGACCAACAACGTTTTCTACCTTGGCATCAATTGCAGCATGATTAGCAAAAGATGTGTCATAAAAGTTAGCCAACTCATACATATTATATGGTGGTGTAATTACATCAAATAGACCGTATCCATTACGATATACAGTTCCAGGATTAATCTGTTTTGATCCAGAGTCAACTCCTGATGGAGTTACATTTGCAGCATTTAGATATGCTTCATTACCTTCTGGATTAACGTACTTTGACATGTTGCGAGTTGTTCTGCGACGGAAGTTTTGATCAAGACCATCATAATCTTTTAAGTTTTCCCAAGGTTTATTAAAAGGATCTTGAGATTTAAAAATATTGTCATCACGTTCTTGCGTGTTTAATCCTGCACGTACATATTCTTGATCAGCCATTTTCGTATGAATCTCTTCCATGTTTGTCTAGTGTTTGTTGCGCTGCATGCCAGGCACCAAGGTCGTTCATTGAAGGAATCAAACCAGCATTAAGTCTTTCCTTTTGTTCTGAATACTCTTCTTCGCTAATTCTATGTAGCCCTGGAACAAAAACCGCCTTGCCTTCACCATCATCTCCATGTGATATTGCTGCGCTTCTGAGTTCAGAAATCTTTGAAAGATCTCCACGATCAGCAGGTATGTTTAAGATTGAACCTTCATCATCTGTAAACCACTTACCGTTTGACTTTTTATATACATATAAACCCCAGTCATAATGCTTTTCAATTACCTTGCGACGTACATTTTTGACATATGGCTTACCAGTTTTTGGGTTAATTAACGATTCCATAACCACAAGTATAGCAGATTATACGGCTGTGTTGGTAGTGGTCTGCCAAGAAACAGTGTTATAGATTCTTAATCTGTCAAGATCTATATTCATACCGCCATCATCATCAATAATAATCTTATTAGTTCCTAAATATGTCTTATAAATGTCTGATGGATTAACTCCATATGCATCTGAGGCTGAAATTACGAGAACACCTTCCCAAACAAAGTTATTTCTCCAGTAATTCCACTGAAAGTTTGTAACCCCATCAGTTTGAACTCTTAGCCATGGCCTTGTTAATGTTCTCTGAACTTGTTGCAAATTGTTTGCTTGATAGTAGGCTACGTTATTAAATATCATTGGACCATTTAGATTAATTCCACCAAGGTAGTAATCTAGGTTAAGGGATTCTGCAAATGCAAGACCTAAAACAGACCACTCCTTGACTGTTAACACTGGCTCTCTAACAAGAGTTCCGTTTAGGTAATATGTCAATCCATTAAACTCTAGTCCAGTGAGCAATGACTTAGCAAATATCTTTGCTCTGGTCCCCTTTTCGCTATCAGCAACAATATAAAACTTTATGGTATCTTCTTTATAATCAATTTCAAATAACTCTACTGGAGTTGATGGGAATGTATCTTCATCATATCTCATCCACATTTGCATTGCGCTAACGCTATAGTTTGCAGCCTGCGATTGGTTCATTGGAACAGCAATGCCACGGCTAACAAGTGGATCAAAGTCTCCACGAACCTCAATGCCAGAGTTGCGTGTTAGATATAGATAAGGGGTGCTTCCTTTATAAATGCTGAATGGGTTTTTTGATTTGTAGTCATAATATATGCCTGATCTCTTGTATGGAAATAAGTCAACGCCAAATCTTGTGCCAATAGGATTAAAGGAGTTATCACTTAATGCTTGTGATGCTAACTCTAATCTACGCAAAGAGATTGGCTTACTTAGAATTCCTCTTACATTAAACTCCAAATGGTAAACAAGTGCAAGTTCATTAAAGTCAACAGTTTTTGTAGGATAGATTAAAGTATTGTTTACAACTTCAAACTTGGTTGTTTGCCAATCTGGATATAAATCAATATCAATGATTGATCCTTGCTTTGCTGGTTCAATTGTAGTAAAACTATCCTGTGGAGCATTGGCTCCCTCTGTTATATATTGAAGAGTTATATAACTTTTAACTGATGCATCTGAAGTATCGTATTCATAATATTTTGCTGCTCTCTGAGCCATGTCTTCATAGTTATTCCATCCCGTAAATAGATTATTATCTAGTTGCGAGTATGTTCTTTGTGTTGGATTTGAATAAACATCTCTTAGGGTTCCGTATGTCCAAGAAGATGTTGTTTCTTTTTCTGTTAATCTTGATGGTGATGGGTAGCCTAAGTTAAATTGTAAAAAATCTAAGTCATAAAACTCATTGCCAATATCGTTTGTAACAAATTGAGCAAAATAGGATAGGGGTAGATAGTCTTCCCAGTATCCAGAAACTCCAATGTCTAAGAAGAATGTTTCATATGCCTGAGATGGAAGTAATGTATAACTTGCTGTATGTGCCAGCAAACTTACCGCATCTTCTTCTATTGCAAAACCAGAGGTTGTAAAATGTGAAGATATTTCTGAAGCATTGACGGATGTTGACATTCCAAATGAATATATTTTTCCTTTAAAGGTGTTTGCTGCTATTTCATCTCCACCAACATATATTTTTAACCCATTTTGATTTCCAAAGAATGCTGCAACATTTTCTCCAAAATTAGAAGTAAGTGTACTTAAGTTAATTCCTGCAGCAAACTTTTCATCTTCTATAAGGCTGCTATATGAGTATAGTGTTTCTGTTACCCCGCCAAAATAAAGTTTATAGGTAATAAGGTCTTCGTCTTGTTGAACCAAGAAATAGTTTCCAGTTAAAGTATTATATATTTTAAACAGTGTCTGAGTTACCGCTATATCTGATGCGCTAAAGACTCCATAGATGTTAGATATTTGATTATTTAAGATGTTGAATCTTGGGAAATTAAAATAACACTGAACGTTGTTCCATGAGCCGTTTGGCCTAAAGGTTATAAAATTACTATCTAATGGATCTTGTATGTCTAGGTTATCTGTATAGAGCGTTTCAAGTGTTTCATCTGATAAGAATATTTCTGGTAAGGAATACTGTGGAGTTGTAAGTGTTGTAGTAGTTGTGGTTAGGTTATCAAATGTACCCTGATCCCATTGTGCAAAATCTGGGTAATTATAATTAGCAGTATAGTCAGCAAATGGATAATCAATAAATGCTGATGTTCCACCATATGCTGAGTTAATTCCTTCTGGAGAAAGAACTCCCTGTCCATACACCCATCTACGTTTTGCAACGGTTACTGGAACCTGATAAGAATAGATTGCAACACAGTCAACCTCAATAGGATTTACATCAGTATAGGCATAAAATCCTAGCCAATCTTGATCTTTATTGTTTATATCATATTTTGTTGGAAGTTCTAGGCTATCTGTATCTATAATTAAAGATATAACTTCTTCTCCATTTAATAATACTGTTGCTGAATTTCTAATAATACGCACATGAACAAGCATTGGTCTAAACCACTCACCAACAAAGTGTGAAGAAAACTTTTTACCAATAACTAATGTTAAAAATCCTCCCTCTACATAAAGTCCATCTGTTGAAGCAATTGGACCAAAAATTCTTTTAGGAGCAAATGCGTCAGAGTTTATTCTTGCCCAAAACTCTACAGTATATTCTTTGTGTTGACCAACCTTATTTAAAAAACCTTTTCCAGGAAGAATTAGTGATGGTTCATTATTTGCATTAGGTATAATCTTTGTTACACCAGAAGCGCCAAAGACTAATGGAACGCTTGTATTTTTTGCAATTAAAGAATTATTGTATGCAAGATAATATGCAGTATCTGTTGAACTTCCGTATGCCGATGCTGCAATGCCATCTGATGCATCAATAGCAATTGTTGCTGGAACTGTTGTTGGCTCTACTCCAAGAGAGTTTGTATGAAATTCTTCAGCCCATTGACCGACAGTTATTCCATTAAGATATAACTGATAATCTTCTGTATTATCTCCACCCAAAGTTGTTGTTATTTTTACTACTATACGGAAGTCTGTATTTTCATCTGGTATTTCAAATGTTCCAGAAACAAAACCCCAACTCTGAAATAATTCAGTATTAAACGTATTAAATTTTTGAACAATTGCGGATGTCGTAGTATCTGTATATTCATATCCAACAGAAACAGATTGAAGATATACGCTATTAGAATAAAAATATCCACCTACAGAAAATGTTCCAAGAGTTGAGTTTAAGTTTTGAAAGTTTAGGAGGTTAGGACTAATACATATAATATCGTTAGTCTGTCCTGCTGGAACACTACCCTCTAAAATTGTTGTAGTGCTATCGCCAAAAGGTTGTCCAGCAAATCCAACACTTGCTTCTGCTATTCCGCCAGTAACAACCCATTCAGACTCTATGTCCCGTTGTTGCTCTGTAATCAAACTTATATAGTCTGCTTGATCGTCAAGCGCCCAAAGAACTAGTGGGTGCTCAGAAAATATCTTTTCTGCATATAAATTTGATGGATTAGACATTTATCTCCTATTCCCCTATTATAGCAGGGTAAGGATCAATAAAGTTTAATCTCACAAGCATCTGTAGAGCAATACTTCTCAGACTCTGCATCCAAGTTATCCTTGCCATCATATATTGCAGACCAATCAATCTTACCAATTGTTCCAACATATGCGTTGTATTCTTCTCTTGTGATATTTGTATATGGTTGCTGAGGATAGGTCTTATTTCCCATTGGTAGGAATGAAACTGCCTTTAACTCTCCCTCGTATAAATGAAGGGCTGGAGCAATATGCTTTGTCTCTGTTTCCTTATCAAATGATAGAGTTACAGATACTCCATTGTCAGAC